AGTTTTGATATTGCTTCTTTTAATTTTTTACTTGAACTGTGAGTGTAAAATTTTAAAGTTGTTTCAATACATTTATGTCCTGCAAGTTCCATTGCAATCTTAGGGTTTGTATCTTCCTCTGCTAATCTTGTAATGAATGTATGTCTTGTAGAATATGGTGTAAATTTTTTATGAAAATTACATAATGAAATATATTTATACCAGAAGTTTCTGATTGAACTTATTGATACAGGAAAAAATAGATTGTTGTTTTGTTTTCTTCTATTTAATATTTCATACGCTGAATTAGTAAGTGGTATATCAACTGACATCTGTCCTGTTTTTGGTCTATAAAATTGTATAGTTCTTCTACCATAATCTACATCACTTGGTCTAATTTTATTTAGTTCTCCCTCGTGTCTCAAACCTGTATCAAAAGCGAATGAAAACAAATCAAACCAAAAAGAATTACTTGTATTATTTAATAATAATTTTTGTTCTGATTTAGTTAGTGCAAACTTTTGTTGAGAATGTTTTCTTGGTAAATCTTCAACACCCATATTGTTTACTCTTGGATTTGGATTAGGTAAATCTTTTTCTTCAATGAGTTTATTCTTTAATGCTTCACGTAGTATTATTCTTAGACAACCTAGACGTTGATTGATTGAAGTATTACTGCAAGTTTTTCTATAATTATTTTTTCTATTCTTAATATGGTTCACTAAAAACTTTTTAAATTCTTCTATCTCACTAACAGAGAATGAATTTAATTTTTTATTCTCTCCGAAAAAATAGATAATGTCTTTGTAGTAATCTTCCTGTAATGAATTTTGTATTGTTAAATTTTTAAATACACTTGTTAATGTAGGTTCAGTATTATTTTGTAATAATTTGTGAATGAAATTCTTATCATTCAATTGTAATTCCATCTGTCTTTTAACTGCTAGTGCTTCAGCTAATGACTTCTCAAACTCAGTCTTTTGTTCTGCTTCAGTCTGAGAAGACTTGATAGCAACTTGTATAACTTTTGATAATGTTATTGGTGGTTCTTTTGGTGTAATGATTTTACTTTTTTTGACGTATAAATTATTATTTTTTCTGAGTGTAATGCTTCGTGGTAGTTTATCTTTAATATACTTAGCCAACTTCATAATGTTTTCCTTTACTTTTGTTAAGCACTAGCCACCATTTTAGATGGCTAATGCAATATAAAAAACAACCTAGCTTTTGTGGTTGAAGCAAAATGACTTACACTAAGTCTTCTGCTGTCTGATATATAACAACTTCCATATCAACTTTAGGTAATTCACCTATCTCGGTGACAACTTTAGCCAATGTTTCAGCAAGTACGCTTTTATCTTTATCAGGTAAAGCGTGTGCCTTGTTCGGAAGTTTCTTTACCACTTCTATCTTCATTGTTTTCTATCCTTTTTATGAGAACCTTATCAGGTTTCACATATCGTTTTATAATTGTGCCATTGCTAAGAATAATTTGTTCAGTCAATGATAATGACTTCAATTTCTTTTTTATTCTTTCATCAACAGCTTTATCAGTATCAATTGTTATCTTGAAAAGGTAATCACCATAAACGTAATACTTTGTTTGTCGTTTATTACTTTTCATAATGACTACGTAATCAGGTTTGATACGTTTCTTTACTCTGTTTGACATAAAAGACATTATGAAAACTCCACTACTTCAATATCCCTATTTGGATATTCTTTTTTCATTTCTTTTATGCAGTCTTTTTCTATTTCTTTTATATCAATGTAGACTTTATTTTCATCATCATCTACTGAATGATATATAGTTGCTTTTGCCATAGTTAAGCCCCTTTCTTTCTTTGTAGTTTGTATTGTTGTTCAACACAATCTTTCACCATCAAACAAAATTGACCTACAACTTTGTCAATGTTTACTTTTTTGCCGACCTTGTTTTTAATAATTTTATTATTATTAAAGTGCCAGTCTGCTTTTTGTTCTAAAGCTGTGCTAATGACTTCAACATAGTCTTTAATTAATACAACTTTATATTTTTTTAGCTTCTTTGCTGTTCCTGTCCACGCCATTTTTCCTTTTCCTTTCCCTTTAATTTAATTTAAAGTTTTTAATGTCTTCTTTATCTTCTTCAATCTTACGTTTAATTTCATCTTTGTAAGCGTCTTTAAGTATATCTCCAATGACGTGATTACAATAGCCATCAAACATAAGTCTATTAATGCAAATTCTAATGATATGATAAATAAAATATCCAACATCAGAACCAGACTTTTTCATATTCTTGTGACTTGCAACTCCGTCTACAAGATTAAAAGTTCCCTTGTGCATAAAGTTAAATACACTTAGGTATGCTTTCTCTGTTTTTTGTTTGTTTAGTTTTGGCATTTTGGTTTTCCTTTCCTTGTTAAAAAATAATTATTCCGAGAATGAAACCGACAATGAAGCAGACAATTTCTGTCCTATAATACAGACTTGTCACCCCTAAATCTCGCTTCCAGTCTTTTGGTGTTTTTCCGAAAATAATCATTTTGCCTTTCCTTTGTTTACGTTAGTTATATTGAAGCCAATGTCAATTCAATTGTCTTAAATAATTGATAATGACAACAGGAACTTTGTGTTTGCCAATGTACCAGTTGTTGATAGTTTGGCGAGAAACACCCAGTTTCTGACTGGCTTCAATTTTAGTTTTAAAAAGCGTATCAACTAGCTTTTTAAATTCGGTTTGCTTTTCCATATTAATATAATTAACCCTAATGAAATCAAAAAATATAACATTTTAATTATATATTCCTTTATCTATTTCTTTTTTGGCTTTTGAAATTGTATCATATTCAGTAGAACCTATTTCCCAAAATGGGTCTTCTTTAAACTCTTTGCATACGATATAATATGGCGTTTCTTTGTTCCACATTTCACATATTTCAAAACCTTTGTATGTTTCAACTGGCATTATTGACCCCCTTGATTAGTTTCTTTTTCAGGGCAGTTTTGCAAATGATTAGAATTTACAAAAGCTATTTTATATTTTTCCCTTAGTGCTTTTAATTTAGACTGGAACGTCTCAGTATTTACCCTGATTTTTTTGTCTGGGTTTATCCAGTTTAAATGTTTCCCTGTTGTTGTTCCCCAGTCGTTTTGATGAATGACTAGACCATCATCACCCCTGAAAGCTACTAGCGTGTCATAACTGAAGTAGTAATCATTTCCGAAATTGTCCGAAAATGCTAAAGAGTGCGAACCATAATTATTACTTGAATAATTTCCATAGTTCCATTTTTTAACTATATTTGTATTAAACATTGTTTGTTTCCTTTCTTTGTTAATAATTAAGCAATACAGGAAAGAAACTTGTCTGTCAAGATACTTGACAAAATAAATACTGGTCAATTTTGTCGCACCCTTTTTAATATAAATAACCAATGACCAAACGACCTGAACCATCATTTAAGTAGAACCCCTGCGTCTCTGGTCTTCCTTTTATATATTCCCACGTATGCGTTGAAATTCTATTTTTTATCTTTTCGGCTTCCTCACTGCATTTAATATTAATTTCTTCTGGGTGTTCCGTTTCAAGTTGTATTGGTGCTTCGTGTTTGTCTTGTAATATTGAGCCATCAAGATTTAAAATAAGAATAGAAATAAAACAAATTGTTTTCATAAAGTTTCAAAACAGATAATGAGAAGAATGAAAGCGAACAAAAAAATCAGAAAATCAAGAAAATAAATCTGCGAAAGTCTTGAAGACTATCACAAAACAAAAAAGACAAGGGTCTTTCGCCATAAATAAAGTAGATGGTCTACAATACACCCCCCACCCCTATAAAAAAGAAGCACACGCACAGGGGTAAAATAAAATTTAAGTACACACGTAAGGTTGTCAGATTTTTTTACTAAAATTTTTTACCAGAAAAGAACTTATCGTATAACGAGTAGTCTATCGCATATGCTAAAAAGTCCTGTACATTGTTTAATATAAAGTTTTTAACCTCTTTATTCTTCTCGGTTTTACTTAATTTTACTTCATTTATATTAGAAACAAGAAAACCCTTGTTCATAATTATAAAATGTTTAATTAGTTTATCTAATCGTTTCTCTGTCTTATGTTTCTTAAAGAGTGCCTTTAGATATATTACTTTTGGTTCTTCTATACTCATAAACTTTATTTACTATAAGATACAACCTATAGTCAAATGTTGTTGGTTGCTCTTATATAAGGATAAAGTATAACTATAGTTTAACTATAAGTAATATCCTAATAGTGGCACTTAATTAAAAAACAACAAAATCAAACAACTTTAAGAGCATTTCTAACCATAGAAGCTATTTTCTTACTATATTTTGCTCTTTTTCTATTCTTTCTTTTCTTTGCAGTAGACCTTGCGTACTCCTGTGGTGACAGCTTCTCTATCACCTTTTCTGGTAAATATCTCTCACCAGTGACACTAGACTTTTTACCTGACTTAGTTCTCCACTTTTGAGCCGACCAGTTCTTCAAAGACTTCTGAGAGGGTGCTAAAGCCATTATCTATAACCCCCACCTGCTTTCTTATAAAGACGAGCAAGTGCCTGTGCTTTTCTTCCTGACCACTTACCACTTGGCGTACCGTATGAAGAACTATTCATTAATCTTTGAAATATTCTTTTACGTAAAGTAGGTTTGGTATAATTACCTGCTTTGTTTACTGTTGATTTTTTCTTCATTTTCTTCCTTAAAATTAGTATTCATAAAACAAGACTGACAATAATTTTTATTATCATAAGTTATATCAGCTTTCTTTTTACATAGACAACACTTCATATTTTAATCCAAGTGTTATCAACTTTGTCTCCAAAGTATTTTTCCATTTCTTGATTAAATAACTCATCTTTTCTCATCTTCATAGCTAACTCTTGGTCTCTAGAAAGATGTTTAACCCAGTGATTACAAGCTACCTGTAGACAATCTATTCGGTCATCTTGTGGTAAAGAGTGGACTTCTTTTTGTAATCTACTTAGTTGATAGAATAGTTGATACCTTAGTGCTGTCTCTTGTGGGTACAACATATTAGTTTCTTCGTAATCCTTTTTGATTACATACTTATCTACAATTAATCTATGTTGTGAAATAATAGGTTCTAACGTATCTAATATTCTTCTATGTTTATTAGAAGTTTGTCTTACCATTTCTGTAGTACAAGGATATTGCTTAATTAAATATGGTTTTAACAAAGCGTCAAACATTCCTTGACCAAAGTTTTCTTCAATTAATATTTTATTAACTTTGTGTTTCTTTGCTACGTCTACTAATTTAGATAACGTATGTTCAGAATAACCTGCATTGAAACCACCAATATCTAAAAGATAAATATTACCATTTGCAAACTTAG